AGCGAATCTATTGTTCCATCCGCTGACTGGGAACAGTATTTTTTACTGGTGTCCGATGCACACATAGACAACGCGCACGCAGATAGGTCAATGTTCGACAGACACATGCGCTTGTGCCGTGAGCGCAATGCGCGTTGGTTGAGTAATGGTGATTTCCTATGTCTAATGCAGGGAAAAGCCGATAATCGGGCAGACACCTCAGCTTGCCGGCCTGAACACCAACGTGGCCGTTACCTCGACGCCGTCATCAACACGACCGCCGACTACATCGCGGCGTATGCCGACATGGCCCTCTTGTTCGCGCCCGGAAATCACGAGGGCGCTGTAAAGCGACGATGTGAAACAGACATGAACGAGCGGCTAGTTGAGGCTGCCAAAGTTCGCAACGCGAATTGTCAGGCATACGCCGGCAGCTACGCGAACTGGGTGCGGTTTTTGGTGCGCCAGCGCGGTCGCCGGCAGCTCGTCGGTGGCAGCGTCGTGATGTACATGCATCACGGGTATGGCGGAGGCGGACCTGTCACACGCGGCACGATCCAGACCTCCCGCATGGCCGTCTATCTGCCCGACGCCGACATCATTTGGACGGGCCACACGCACGACGAGTGGATCATGCCGATCCAACGCGCTCGGCTTTCGCCGCACGGGCGACCCTACCTTGACCGCACCATGCACGTGCGTTCCCCGGGATACAAGGATGAGTTCAGCGAGCAGAATGGTTGGGCGGTTGAGAAGGGCATGCCGCCAAAGCCAAAGGGCGCACTGTGGCTGCGGTTCTACATGGATAACAGCAGAAACCACAACGGGATGCCGGCTCGTACACTACGGTACGAGGTGCGCGAGGCACAGTAACTGACCGTCTAGGAAGGACAGATATGGCAACTCCCAGCAAAGGCAAGCGGTTCGTCAAGATGGTTCGCAACCCAGAAACCGGGCGCACCAACAAGGTGTCATACGGTCAGGCCGGCAAGGCCAAAGGCGGCGGCGACCGCATCAAGCCAGGCACGAGCAAGGGCGATGCGTACTGCGCTCGTTCGTTTGGCCAGATGAAGGACAACCCCAAGGCAGCGCGAAATCCGAACAGCCCGCTGCGGCTTTCGCGTGCAAAGTGGAAGTGCAGCGGCAAGACCTCGAGGAAATGACTATGGCAAAGCGCGGCCTCTACGCCAACATCAACGCCCGTCGCAAGGCAGGCACTTCACGCCCCAAGAGCAAGAGCACCGTGAGCGCATCGTCCTACGCGGCGATGAAGCGCGGGTTCAAGAAGAAGTGAGCCATGCGTGTCCGCTTAGGCGGCAGGTATTGGCAGTTGCGATTCGTGCCAAACCTCAACAACTTTGGTGAGGTTGAGCACGGCGATACCGCAGACACGCGCATCATTCGCGTGCGCATCAAGCAGCGCCAAGAGGAGATGTTGGACACCCTGATCCACGAGGCCATGCACGCAGCCAGGCCAGAACTTGACGAGGATGCGGTCGCCACGGCGAGCCGTGACATTGCGCGACTGCTTTGGAACCTGGGGTATCGGCGTGTTCCTTAGTTCCGAAAGGCAACACTTGTCAACATTTGTAGTTCATTCGCTCCACAGCGTGATGTCGTTGCGACGGTAGCGGGGCAAGTCTTCGCCCTTGTCGGCGCGGATGAAGTGGCGGTCGCTGAACACGCAGTAGTTGTTTGGCAAGAGCGCGAACTGGCCGCCCTCAAGTTCAATCATGTTGAGCGGCTTGTGCTCGGCGGGGTAGCGGCTGAACCCGTCCGCCCAGTCGAGCATGATCCCGGTGTGCCGACCCTTGCCGGCCATGCGCGTTGAGACAGGCAAACCTTCAAGATAGTTGATGCTCCACGCCTGCAGCTCCTCGCCCATCGCTCCCCACGGTTGCAAGACGCGCTGCTCAAGCGCGAACTCCTCGCTCGTTGAAATAAGATGCCAGAGCATGCCCGACCAATGCGCGCCGCTCTCAAGCAGCACATGGCCCATGACGGGCTGACCGGGCCGGCAATGAACGGCGTGCAGAATGCCGCGTGTAACACCGTGTTGCATGGTCGGCCCGAGCGCCGCGTTTGATATGTTGACATATAGGTGAAACGGTAGGTTGGCGTGGCGCACAGGGATACGATAGCAGTGCGGGTGTGTGAGTTTGCGCCTATGGCAAACACTTACGCGGGCGCCATGCCGAGGCCGCGAGGTACACCGTGGCGCGTAGTGCCGCTGATGTAACAACAGCATCCCGCCGAGGGCAAGCGCCCACGGGCGCTGTGCCTTACATCCCCGAAACCCCCAGCAGGATGCTACTAAGGGGTTTCGGGTATTGGTGATATGGGGATGCCATCCCTCAAAACGAAACAACCCCGCGTAGGGGGTTGCTCGGTGACCTGCGACCTGGTCACGCGCCTTTCAGCGTCCGCCAATCCTTGCGGAAGGTTTGTCGGCTTTCCGACTATGCGCCGTGAACGGTTCACGGTGGTTTGTTGTGGCGGTGTATGCCGGCCTGCATGTATGTCAAACGCAAACGCCCAGCCGGGGGAGCTGGGCGCTGCGCGGGGTCAAGTGCGCGAGGAATGTACTTGCAATGTGGCGGTGGTCAAGTACGATGGGGCGCAGAGCGAGTGCAACGCTCAACAATCCAACCTGAGGGTCGGCGGGTCAGCTCGCACTCGCTCCCCGCCGGCCTTTCAGGATTCCCATAGTGTCCGCTACATGGCGGACGAAAGGACTTGACGCATGGCTACCCCGTGGTTTCCGATGTACCCGACTGATTTCCTTGTGAGCACTGCGACGATGTCGCCAGTCCAAGGCTGGGCGTACACGCAGTTACTGATGTACGCCTGGACGAATGGCGGCATCCCAGATGACCGAGAGCAGTGCGCTGCTCTGACCCGATGCCCATTGTCCGAGACGGACTGGGCGGTGCTGCGAGGGAGGTTTGAACCGATGGCCACCCCAATGGCCACCCTATGCAACCCACGCATGGAGCGAGAGCGCGAACGGGTCAAGGAGCGTCACGATGCAGCCTCTGAGGCCGGACGGCGCGGCGCAAAGGCCCGTTGGGAGCGTGGAAATGGGGTTGCCAATGGCCACCCCAATGGCCACCCCAATGGCCACCCCAATAGCCACCCCAATGGCGAAACGATAGCAACCACAACTACAACCACAACCACAAAACAAACCCCCCCTACCCCCCCAAGGGGGACGGGGGCGGGGGTTGTTGACATCAAGGATTCGGAACTGAAGCGACTCGTCATGCGCGAGCCGGCATGGCGAACGCGCATTGAACGAGCCGAGGCGGGCGACTGGTTTGACGAGGACAAGCGGCCCATCGAACCCGCGGCGATCCTCGCAACGGCCATGCACTTCGTCCGGGAGCGCACGCTCAACGAGCGCGACACGATCATCGAACGAGTGACGGACAAGGGGCTGAGCGAGGGCGAGGCCGCGCAGCTGTGGCGCGGGTGGTTCGTGGAGCACATGAACGGCGGCCCGCCGCCAGGAACAGCCATGCGCAACGACCTGAACGACAAGAGCATTCGAAATCACGCGAGCGTGTGGAGGGCGAGACTCAGCGGCAAATACACTCCCGATCATGGCGAAGTCACGCAAGGGGCCAGTTCTGTTGGCGGGGATGGATGACTGCCTGCTCGGCATCAACTACCCACGAGCAGGCGAACGCGGCCCCCCGGTCGCGGTCTATTCAGCCGACATGATCGTCGCTCGCTTGCGCGACTTCCAAGGCATGACCGTCAAGCAGGCCAGGTGCTGGGTCACTGACGAGATCGAAACGAGGTGGATGGGCGTCGGCACGCCGCGCATCGTCTGGGCCGCGACTATTCAGGATTTCGGTGTCAACTCCACGAGTTGACACAAACACGGGCTATATTTGCAGTTATGACGGTCAGCACGTTTGATGAGTTTAGGGACGCAATTGTCACGCACCTTGAGTCTAAAGGCGCGACACGAAACGACTTAGCACGCGACCTTGAGCAGCGAAAAGTCCTGCGAGCGCACACCGTGCGTTGCATTCTGAGCCAAGCGCCTAGCCTGCGCCGGCAGTACGCATCGTTCAACTCCATTCTCGCCATCGTTGACGCGGCGGGGTTCACCCTTACCCTTTCACCCAAGAATGAAACGGAATAAGAATGCCAAGCAAGTCGCCAGCTCAGAAGCGTCTGATGCAAGCAGCAGCGCACAACCGCTCGTTCGCCAAGAAGGTCGGCGTGCCAATGTCCGTGGCAAAGAAGTTCGTCAAGGCGGACAAGGCGAAGGCGGCCAAGCGCCGCTCGCGGTAAGGCGCGGCAGGCCGCCAGAACCTGTACCAGCCGATCAGGCGGCCAGCCTGGTTGCATGGGTGTCTGAGGGCCGTCCGCTCAGGGAATGGTGCAGGCAGCCGGGAAACGCGCCTTGGCAAACGGTGTATTGCTGGATGGACAAGGACGAGGAATTTGTCAGACGCATCGCACGCGCACGCGAGGACGGCTACGACGAACTGGCCGACAAGTGTTTGCGCATCGCGTTCGATCCATGCCAAGACCAAGTTGAGGTAACGCAGCGCAGGCTTCAGGTTGACACCATCCTCAAGCTCCTTGCCAAGTGGAACCCCAAGAAGTACGGCGACCGCGTTGGCGTCGATCATGGCGGCGGCGTTTCGTTGACTGTCAACACGGGCGTGCCGAGCGAATGACCGCAATCAAGCTCGACTACCAACCTCGAGCGTGGCAGCGCGAATGCCACCTCAAGCGGCGTCGTTTCACCGTGCTGGCCCTGCACCGCCGGGCCGGCAAGACCGAACTCGCCATCATGGAGCTGATCGACAAGTGCCTCAAGTGCAAAGCCGAACTGGGGTTCTATGTCTACGTTGCGCCGTTCCTCAAGCAGGCCAAGGCCATTGCCTGGGCGCGGCTCAAGGCCAAACTGCTGCCCATGCGGCAGACCGCGGCCATCGACATCAACGAGGCCGACCTAGCCGTCACGTTCAGACACAACGGCGCGACCATTCGTTTGTTTGGCGGCGACAACCCCGACGCCCTGCGCGGAGTCCGGCTTGACGGCTGCGTAATTGACGAGGTTGCCCAGATCCGGCCCGAGGTTTGGAACGACATCATCCAACCCGCCCTGTCTGACCGCAGAGGATGGGCCATGTTTATCGGCACGCCAGCGGGCATCAACCTGTTCAGCGAGCTGTATTACCGAGCAGGCAGCCTGCCGGACTGGTTGGCGGCGCGTTATACCGTCAACGATACGGATGCCATTGACAAGGCCGAGGTGCTGCGCCTCAAGCGCGACATGCCCGAGTCGGCCTACGCACGCGAGTACCTGTGCGACTTCACTGCGGCAGGCGACAACCAGCTCATCACGCTGTCTGATGCCGAGGGCGCCGCGTCGCTCGTGTACCCGGACCGCGATGTCATGGACGCGCCGCTTGTCATGGGCGTTGACCCTGCCCGGTTCGGCGATGACCGCAGCGTGGTCGTGTTCCGGCAGGGGCTGCGCATGGAGACGCCAAGCGTGTTCCAAGGCATCGACAACATGGCGCTAGCCGGGCGCATCGCTAACCTGATTGAAGACCGCGACCCGGACGCGATCTTCATTGACGTCGGCGGCGGGGCTGGCGTGATCGACCGCCTGCGGCAGCTCGACTACGACATCGTTGAGGTCAATTTCGGCGGCAAGGCGATCTACCCCAACCTGTATGTCAACAAGCGCACCGAGATGTGGTGGGGCATGCGCGAGTGGCTGATGGCCGGCGGCTCAATCCCCAATGACACCACGCTCAAGGCCGAACTAGCTACCCCGACCTACGAGTTTGACATGGTCGGCAGGCGCGTGCTTGAGTCCAAGGACGAGATCAAGAAGCGCCTGCAGGGCGGCGCTAGTCCCGACATCGCCGACGCCCTTGCGTTGACATTCGCATACCCCGTGGCGAAGCAGTTGCCACGCGAGATCCGCGAACGCATCGACCCACGCGACCGGAACGACTACGACCCCTACGAGGCAATGCAATGAACATCCGCCTGGCGACCGTTGAGGACGCTGCCGTGTTGACAGCGATGGGCCGCGACTTCCTGCAGTACAGCGAGTACCGCAACATCCAAGTGACCGACGAGCAATTGCAGGCCGGCATCGCCCAGATCATTGCGTTTGAGTGCTCATTCGTCGCCGAGATGGACGGCAAGGTAATCGGCGCGATCCTTGGCGTGACTGGACCGCTGTGGTTCGCCGCGCACGTCAGGACCGCCATCGAACTAGCGTGGTGGGTTGACCCGGCCTACCGCATCACGTCGGCAGGCATCCGACTGCTAAAGACATTTGAGGAGCACGCCCGTCACCTTGACGTGCAGTACATCGCCATGAGCGATCTAGTTGTGCAAGGTAACACACCTGTTGCAAGATTGTTGGGGCGAATGGGTTATAGTGTCACGGAACGCATGCACACGAAGGAGATTTGACATGGCAGCTATTTCAACCATCGCAGCAGTCGCAGCAGCCACCGCAGCCGCAGCCGGCACTGGCTACGCGGTCTACGCAGGAGAACGCGCAAGTGACGCCCAGAAGCAGGCTATGAACGAGCAACGCCAGGCTCAGCGGCAGGCAGCAGCTCAGGCCGCATCGCAGCAGCGACGCAGCGCACAAGCTATGGCAGCCGCCAACCGTCGCCAGCCTGACATGCTCGGCATCATGGCCGGCGCAGCCGAGGGCGCAGGCGGCGGCCCCACGAGCACCATGCTGACGGGACCAAGCGGCGTTTCGTCGCAGGATCTCGCACTTGGACGCCAAACGCTGCTTGGTGGTTGACATGGCAATGTTCAACCCGAACATGACGTCGTTAGCCGCTGCGCAGGAGCGCGAAGATCCATTTGTTCCTGTTGATGCCGAACGACCGTGGATGGTCGTGCCAAAGCAAGAAGAAGTCATGCGTAACTCGCCATTCATGCGGTCACTTGGCATT